AGATAATAAGATCAATCTTCAAACTCCCCTGCTAGAAATTGAGCAGCAGGAATATCTTCACCCCACAAAGGTTTAACCTGAACACCATACTCATCAAAGAGAGAGAAGTTGCCACTAACTGCCCATGCATTCCTCCACCTTTCATCCCAGACAAATTCTTCATAAAGAGCATCTGAGCTCTTGACGAAGTCGGGTAGGCGCTTGGTAAAACAGCCTGTCCTGTGGAGGACTTTTTCAAGTGTCTTCTCATTAGCACTGGCGTGGTTAACTACATCTTGCCTTGTAACAGCGTTGCCTGAAACTTGGAGGTAAACTGAACGAACAGCGTCATAAGCAACTTTGTTAGTGCCCATCGTATCAACAAGAAGTCCAAGGTATTTTGACCTCCACTTATCGACCTCATTCTCCAAGGCGGTCGTTGACAAAGATATCCTTGAGAAAAAATCCCTCTCGGAGCGCCATGGCATAATCTCGGGCTCAACAGCATAATAGTTGTCTAAGTCCCCGCTTTCAGTCAGATTAATAGTCCGACCGTGAGAGAGCATCCTGACGAAGCGACGCTTCAAGAACTCAGGGCCTTCCCTGATAACCTCAAATCCTGCGACGCGACCATTAAAGAGAGAAGGTCTAATCAGTGTGAAGAACGGGGATTCATCACTGACGCCATTAGGGTCAGCAGACTTTGGCAAGTAGAGGAAAGTTTCAGAACTTTTCAATGTTAAACCAAGATAATTTTCCATATCTTTTTGATATTGTCCAAGTGGGCACTCCTTGGTACGGCCGGCGAAAACATGCTCCACAAAGCGGGTCTCAAAGGCATAAAGTGAGTTATCCCCATATTGTAGCCTAGGCATAAAAGAGACCTGAAAGGCACGTGCCAGTCCCTTGTTAATGGTCAGTAATCTCTCGTAACAAAGTATTGCACAACAATCAGCAGCGAGCTCCATATAGACTGTGTCAAGCCAGCTAGTAACAAAAAGGCCGGAGAAAACCTGGCCCACTATAAACCTGTAATCAAAACCTTCCCACTTGACAATTTTAACAGCCATTTCATGAGCCCGTTTGAGCATAAAGGCACGGGCGACTTTAAAGTCCTCGCTATTATCATCCTTCAAAAGAAAGAAAGGAGCAAGCAAAATTAGAGAGATTATTGGTGCAAGAGCACTCTGATCGAAGTGCTTGATGTCGAGTGTACAATAGGCGACATCATTGCGTTTCCATCCCATCTTTCTAGCCACATGAGTCGCCCCTCCTTTTTTCCACTGGTGACCAATCATAACAGATCGACGCTGATAGGTGGATTTCACGAAATCAGCAAATAAGACTTTATCGCATAACAGGTGTACCATGCAACCAATGAAAATTATTCTAGTCTTGTCAGGGTCTGTACCAGCAACCCTAACCTCTGGCTTAACACTGACTTTGCTAATAAAAGTTGGAAACCAATTCTCATCATAAACCTTGTTCTTTA